GGAGTACCCGGCGAGACGGAGGATGTCCTGCACGAGCTCCGCGGAGGTCTCCTTGTGCTCCTGGACGCGGATGTTGAACTGGACCATTTCGATCTGGTCGGCCAGCTTCGAGTCGGCCCCGGCCAACAGGTTCATGGAGGCGTAGGCTTCCTGCTCCACGTTGAACGCCGCCCCGCTCCCGGTCCCGACGTTGTCCAGGAGGGACTTGGCGATCATCAGCCGCGACTTGCCGAGGCGGATGTCACGCATCCACGAGGTGTAGACCTCATCCAAGGCGTCCATGAGCTGTTCGACGCCGTCAAGGTCGCTGCGGCCGAGGTTGCGGCCGTGCTGGTCGGTCCGCCATTTCCGGTTTGGGGTCTGGTTCGGGACGTACTCGATGCACAGGTCCGGGGATTCGGAACTGATCATCCCGAACGAGTCCACATGCTGGGCAAGGCCTTCCGTGGCGGGCTGCTCCGTCAGTGGGATCGGGTGGCCGAGCTTGTCCTCCTCGCCGTCGTACAGGCCATGAAGGATGACCCCTGTGCCGTCAGCCAGTGTTTCGTGGCGTTCGAGGTGCCGGTAGACGTGCTTCCCGTCGCGGGCCACAACCTGCCAGAACGTGACAGCAGTGAGGCGGCCCCAGGTGAATTCCGGGATGGCCTGGTCGGCGTCAACGTGGGTGAGGAACGGCTTGTCGGGGGACACGGTGTCATCCCACGTGACCCGCAGGTAGACCCCACCGAGTGCGGCGCCAACCTCAGCGGCTTCGGCGAGCTCTGAGTGCAGCCCGTCATCGCATAGGTCGTCAAGGCGGGCCTGCGTGGTGTCGTCGGCGGCTTTGAGGGTGATCTGGTCCGCGAAGAGCAGGTCAGCGGAGGCTTGGCAGAGCTCGGCCGCGATGGGGACGTGGAGTTTGACCCTGCGGTCGGGTCCGCGGGACGCTTCGCCCCAGAACCAGCGGGTCAGGGCACGGCCGACGGTCGCACGGAACCCGCCATGGTCGGAGGCGAAGAAGCCTGTCGCTGATGGGTCGGCCCCGGTCGCGCCGCCGTAGACGCTGCTGAGTTGGTCGGAGTCGCCGGCGTACCAGGCTGACCAGACACCCATTTGCGGCAGGGTCCGCACAAGCTGCGCTGGCGGCCATGCTTGGGTGGACTGTGGCAAAGCCATCGGGCACGCCCTCTCTTAGAAGCTGTTCGGTTGGTTGGCGATCTCACCCCGCCACATCGCCTCTGTCGTGACAATCGCGTAGCGCATCGCATCGAGGGAGTCATCGGCTGTCTTGATCGGCTTATCCTCGCCCTTTGCCGTGGCCGCCGGGTCCCATGAGTAGCCGGGGATCTCAGCGATCACGCCCCGGCACCTGTCGGACACCTTCAGGTAGCCCTCACCGAGCAGCCATGCGATCTTCGCCAGCCCATACGTGACGGACTTGTCAGCGCCCTGGGTGATGATCCCGTCATCAGCCAACTGTGTCCGCAGGGACGCGCCGGCCTGGTCGGCGATGATCCATTCCGGCCGCAGCCCTGTCGGTTCGGGTAGGTGCTCGGCCCCGAGCCATGCCTTGATGGCCTTGGACTGCTTGCCGTCGTTCAGGCGTTCGCCCGTGGTGGAGGGATCAAGGCGGAGTTCGTCAATGAGGTAGAGCTTGCGGTCGTAGCCGAGCCCGAAGAGGATGGCCACCGTGGCGTGCTGGGTGCCGTAGTCGATGCCGACGCTGATCAGCCGGCGCATCGGTGGGAGGTCCTGCCATGCGATGACGTGCCTCTCCGGCCGCCACATGTCGTACACGGCGCCCTCGGCGGCGACCCATTCCCCGAGGATGAACCGTTTGAACCAGAGCCCGGTGAATTCAGCCCGGCGTGCGGCCTTGAACGACTCGTCCAGGGACGGATTGTCGTCCATGACGAACTTCCAGTGCCGCCAGTGCGGCAGCTTATCTATCCGGTCCAGGAACTTGACCTTGAGCCAGTGCGCGGGGTTGTCCGGGTTGGTGGAGCCAAACAGTTTCGACCCGGCCACGGACATGCGCCCGAGTAGCTGGGTGAAGAACTCCTCCGGGATGACAGTCAGCTCGTCAACATACGCCCCGGCGACCGTCATTCCTCGAATGACCTTCTCCGACTTCGCATCGGACGCGCCGATCAGGTGGACCTTGCGGCCCAGGATCGACACAGTCGGCGCCCCATGGTTCCCCACGACCGCCTCCGCCACATCACCGAACAGGTCAGGAGACTGGAGCGGGGCGATCAGGTTACGCCAGATCGCGTCCCTCGTGCGGCCCACCATGACCAGCTCACCGCCACGCGGCGCCCGGTGCACAAAGAGCAGCCACCGGAACAACGTGATGATGGTTTTCCCTGAACGGATCGACCCGTCACAGATGTTGACTTTCGCCGTGGAGTTCAGCAGGTAGTCGGACTGCTTCGGTGAGAGCGCGTCAGGCATCGGGTACCTCCACCGGCAGGCCATGGGCCTCAATGACCCGGTCCAGCATCGACTTCGCGATGGTGGTGTTCTCCCGCTCCTGCGGTGCCGTGTTCCTGATCGTCCCCGCATGGGAGGCGAGGGAGCTGGAGTTGGCGCGCTTGTCCTGCGGTGGGATGAAGTCCAACTCCACCTCATGCTCCGAACCGCCCGACCCCTTCAGGATCGTCTTCCAGCGCTTCAGGCCCTGCTGCGCTTCCCGGATCTCCCGCGCCTCATGCCGGGCGATCTCCAACACGTCCAGGCGGAACGCGGCGATCTTCGCCTGGGCGTCAACGACCTTCGCCTCAACAGCATCGCGTGTGCGCAAGGTTCGCACCGTGTGCACACCGGAGCGTTTGGCCCAGCTCATGATGGTTTCTTTGGGGATGCCGAGTTTCTTGCCGGCGGCTGTCGGGCCTTCTAGTTCGTAGAGCGCGAGGGCTTCGTCGCGTTGTGCCTTGGTGTACTTGGCGGCTGGCACACGCTCTCACCGCCCTACGTGTCTAGTTGGTTGCCGGGTAGAAGGTCTTGGGTCCGAACGCGTTGCCTTTGGTCCGGTCCACAGTGACGCCACAGATGCACTTGGTCCACGTGCACGCTTTGTTCTTGCAGTGCGGGGTCGCGGTCAGTGCGCCGAGTGGTCTGCTGCATCCTGGACAGGTCATGACGCCTCCGTTGGGTTGTGAGGGGTGAGTTACTTGTGAGGCCGCGTTTCCTATGGTTGGTCGGCGATACGTTCACTCAGTGGGATGATCCGGAGTCGAACCGGCGACGGTTTCCCCGCCTGGCGATCACTCGCCCCTGACCACGCCTGCTAGTCAGGACACTGCATCCCTGCCCGGTGGAAGCGCGGGCATGAAAGAAGCCCCGCAGTTATGGGGGCCTGCGGGGCTTCCGGCTGCTCTCCGTGGGGTCTCAGCCACGTATCGCAGTTTGTCCAATACCTACATTACAGCCATGTGCGCAACTTGTCCATTACGCTTGCGGCGTGTCGCGCACTGTTATGCGGGTGTCCACTCAGGGTCATAGTCCGTGTGGTCCTTGTAGACGGCGGCAAGGGATAAGAGTATGGCGTCGCCGGTCCAAGGCTCGCTTCTACTCACCGTGCCCTGCCATTCGTAATCGTCATACTCTTTTTCAACCTCAGTGGCTTCTTGGGCATGCTCGATGATCGCCCGCTTGGCCTTGCACTCAGCCAGGAGCCGGTCGGTTGTCAAGGGTGTTGTGACCCATTCCGTGCCGGTATAGACCTCCGTTCCTGGCGAATGTCCGGCGTCGCCCTTGGACAGGAGGGAGGCAGTCGCCTCATCCTCGGAGATCCTGGCCAGTAGGAACTCAGTGATCGTCATGAGTACCACCTATTCAGGTCAGCGGCTAGCATCCGCTCAATCTCCCTCGCCATGCCAACGGGGTCCTGAGCGGTGCCCCTTGCAATGGACCGGACGAACGACTCACATACCAAGTCTTCGTCCAT